TTTGTGTAATTGGATCTTGATATGACATTTGTTCTTTATTATCATAATTTGTATTTTTTTTCATTTTATCTAGCCTTTGTTTTGTTTAAAAATTTTTAAATATGTTTCATTATTGTTATTAATTTTAATATCAACATTTCGTCGTTTTCTTGGACCCAGTAATTCAAATTCAATACTAGAATCTTCAACCGGAATAACTTTTGTACTTTTCAATACAACATTTCCTAACCTACATGCTGCATATACGCCAGCATAAAGAAATTTAGTCATTCTAATTTTTACGTTATTAAATCTACAAATTATATAATTGTCGTCAACAAATATAACTGTATATACATTATTATCTACGCCTACATAATCACGATTAACTTCAAAATCTACTATTTTGTGACTCATTAAATAAATTGATCCTTATGCAAAAACATATTAACTTTTTTAATATTTTTTTCTTTCCATTGCCTAAGTTTATTCTTTGTTTCTTCGTCAAATGTGTTGTACTCTTTTAAAGCTATTGACGCATAATCATCGAAATTATTATCAATATCTTCAATAACCGAAGATAAAATATAATTTATAACCAAATTAGGAGTTAATTCTTTTTCTTTAATCTTTATTTTCATCATATTTAGTTATGAGCTCCAACAATTCATGTTTAAAATTTTCATAATAAGATTGTTGATCTGGTATAAGCCGTACAACAGCATTATACCAATCTAACAATGATTCAAATTTTTTATTCATATCAGTCATATTTGCGTGGACCTCATTTATCGATTTATTTAGATCCATCATGCGTTTAAATGCTTTAGGATCATTTATTAACTTATAAAGGTCTTTCTCTTTTCTAAATGATATATCAACTTTTTTAACTTTTCTTTTTTTAGGCATAATGACTTTTATGAAATATATAATTAATCAGCTTTATCGGCTAAGCGATCCTGTTCTTCTGACCATTCCAATGTATTGTCATAAGCTTGCCAAACCGTTTGGAAAATAAATTCTTTCAAATCTTTATCGATAGGAAAGAAATATCCTTCCCTACGTTTGTTTCCAGGATTAATAGGGTATGATAAATATTTTTTATCTTTTTCAGCATCATAATAAAGTTTTACGCCTGTAAATTTAATTAGGTTGTCTAATTTAAATTGGGCAATTCCAACACAATTATTTCTTCCTTGGATTGGTAGAACTTTTACATCTGTTAAGATCATAATCTTTTCCTTTATTTTAGTTATATAGTTTTTGTTTATGATAATTTTTAATATACTTTAGTTTATTAATTATCATATAATAAATATAATATTTTTATGTCAATAATTAAATAAAAAATTATAATTATATAAAAAAAAAATGACCAATTGCTTGGTCATTTTTTTATAATGTTTCAGAATATTCTTCTAAATCTGCAATTAACTTATTATATAATTTTAAATTCACTCCTTCTGAATAAAGTTTATAAATATAATGATAAGTTTGTGCTATTATTTTTACTTCTTCATGCTCTATCACTTTTTCCATTAATAATTTGACATCAGGTTTAGCATAAGATATATCACATACCAAATTAACACCGTTGTTAATATAATCTTTTAAATACCATATAGCTTTTTTACAATCTTGTTTAGGATTACCTTTGTATTTGTATCGCATTAAATATTTCCAACTATTAGCAAGATCACAATTCAGCCATCTAGTAATATCTATGGTCTCTACCCCCGATTTATCCATTCTATAATGATCGGGCATATTTACATTTTTATTTATTTCTATATCTTTATTGTTCATAATCATTTGTTATAATTCCATTAATTTTTAAATATTCATTTAATTCAGCATTAGCTTTTTTCAATTGAATATTTTCATACCGCAATTCAAACAATTCGTCTGTTAAATTTTTTTCTGGTATATCATTTTTATTAGCTTTATATTTTAAAAATATAGGTAATAGTATTGCTACAACGAAACCAAATATTAATAAAAAATATTTTAAAAAAATTATTAATATATCAATTACCAAATTCGACATGTCACTACCGAAAAAACCGAAAATGGTTAATCCTAATAAATAGATACTTATATTTACTAGTGAAAAAATAAACACAGTTCTGTGTTTATTTAAATTACTTATTAAATTTTTAAATAGTTTCATCATCATCCAAAGGTCCTACACATTCTGATGCTGGAACTACATAATAAGTAATTTTTGTTCCGTTTTTAGAAATAGGCAGTTCTGCTAAAACTCCTTGATTAACTAAAACACGATCACCAACTTTAATATCCACTGGAATGACTTTATCTACATATGGATTATATCTACCTGGTCCAACTGCCATAACTTTACATTCCTTATATCCGAGATTACCAACACTAGGAATAAAAATACCACCTGCTGTTTTGTTTTTCTCTATGGTTAATAACACTTTGTCTTCATTTAATTTCATATTTTCTCCTACTTTTTTGTTTTTATGAATTAATTGCTAATCTTTTCCAATTTTTATCGCCGGAATAAGCGAATATATAAGCTTTTATAAAAGTTCTATAATTTATTTTGCTAACTGAGTTCCTTCTGAATTCTGGAGATTTTAGAAATTCTAATACTTCACGTTTAAGTTCCATATTTTGACCAATTTCAATCGTTTGTCCAGATGCATTTACTTTTTTATAAATTTTAATATTTTCCAAATTACTTTGTATCAGTTTAAGCATGTCATCTTCTTTAAACTGTACGTCTACGTTAACAGTTCTAGTTAATAATGCCCTATCTTTTCTATCAATATCTTCTTTACTAAGGTTACTTATCATAATAATAGAACCTGTATAATTAAAAGTAGAAGGCATAACCGGTTTAAGACTATTATTCATCACATATCTAATCTCTTGATTATCTAAACCAGTACTATCAAAAGTATTTCCTGTTAACCAAGTAATAGTTCTTTCTTTACTAGTGTCTAACGCAGCTTTCAAAATATCAAATGAAACCTTTGATTTAAAAATATCATCGATATCATCAAATACTAAAATTTTATCATTGTATTTGATTAATTGCATATAAAGAGCTTTATCTGTAATGTGACCTTTATGTAATACCCAATCTTTGTCTTTAACTAATCCTTGTTTTTTCAAAGTCTCATAAACCATATGGGATTTACCAACACCACCTTCACCAGTTATCATTAACGAGATAATATCTCCGTTAGCTATCATTCTAGTGTATGTTTCAATATTTTCGAATACAATTTCTGGATCAGCATATCTAATTCTAGATAATTTACTTTCGATAGTCTTATTATCTTTGTCATTTAGTTCAGTAAAGGTTTTAGGAATTTGTATAATTGATTCAGTTAATTCCAAAGATTCATTTGTATTATTTTTATTTTTTGAAAAATCTGTTATAGCTTTTTGTAAATTTTTATTAAATTCATCATCATTTGAACCTAAGTCAAATATTATTTCTTTGTCAGCTTTATACGGCGATGACGTATATTGCTCCCAAAAATAAACTGATATAAATTCACCATCTTTATTAAAATTTACACCTATTGCTGTATCTGAATTCAAATCTTTATATAAAGCCTGTAAAAACTGACCTTCGCTATCTTCTAAGTTTAATATATCTATAAATTCTAATTTAACATTTATAACTAACCCAAATTTTAAAGCAATTTTATCAGAAATTGTTTTTTTGTTAAATGAATCTGTGTTTTCTAGTAAAAATTCTTTTAATGATTTCATAATTAACTCCTATTTATATTATTTATGGTCTTTTTAATTCAAAGACTGTCGTAAATAGGTTTCCATTTGGCTTTAACTTCTTTTATATCAGTTTCTGATAAAAATTCAATATAAGATTCTGCTTCTCTTTTTCCAACTTCTAATTCTTTTTTTATTGCAAAAATTAACAAATCATCAGTTGAATTATCCTTTGCCTTTTTATAAGATTTGTAATTAAAATAGTGTTTTTGTTTGGCAATTAGATCCTTTACTAAATTGTAATGTTGTTCATTAGACATTCTGTATCTAGCGACTTCAGCCAAAACATTAACATATTGAATTTTAGATGAAACGAATCTATTAATCATAAACTGGTTATACGATTTTTGAACATCTTCAGCCAATTCATTCCATTCAAACTGTTTATTTTCTAATAATGATAAAATATCTATAACATTCATAATATTAAATTAAATATAATAATTTTTTTAGGTTTTAAATTTTGAATATTTGCCAATAGGCCATCTTTCGACTCTTTTTTGCCATTTGCTAAAAAAAATCAATTTTAATTGTTCAAAATTTTCAGGCAAATGACCTTCTGATTCATGCTTAGCTTTAATGTCTATAGTTGATACATCGAACTGTTTTTCTAAAGCTTGACAACATATATCAACATCATAAAAATGATATTCGTGCAAATCTTCATCAAACCTAGCACCAGAATCAATAAAAGTTTTACTTAAAAAAAGACAACAACCGTCTACGGTAGCTAAACCATGGTGTTCTCCAGGCCAATCTCTCATTTCATATTCTTCACCCTTAGCGTTAACTTGTACAATACTACCAGCACCATTAACTGCTCTACCAGGATTCCACCAAATACAAGAAGTTTCTAATAAATAAGTTCCTATTAATCCCGCTACTCCGATTTTAGGATTCGAAAACATATTATTAAGTTTATAATCTATTACATCCATTGGTGTTAAAAATGTTATATCTTCATGTCTAAAACAAAAACATTTTTCATTACTATTTAAACAATATTTTTCAATTGCATAATTATATTTTTTGGCAATAGAATTTAATTCTTTGGTATTTTCTATATAAATTATATTATCTGTATCTATATGTTGCTTTGTTCGTTTTTTAATTGGAATAAATTGTATCACGTGGATCTCCTTTCAAATTCTAATTTTTTATTAGTTATATATTCATGAATGACATTTCTGCTTAATGTGGAATAGTTATCTGTTATTTCTAAATCAAAAATTACAAGTTTAGTAAATTTAGCATTAGATGTTATCATTAACATCTTGTCATCATCACTCATATTTAAATTATTTAACGAATCTACATCAATAGGAAATTCTTTATTCTTTATTGAATCAGACATAATACTTATTTTTTTATTTTCATCTATATTTTCTGGAAATACATAATATGTAAAATAAGTTTTATTTTTTATTTTGGAAACTAATTTTTGTTGATCTGATTCATTTAGTGGCGAATTTTTAAAATTATTATTTAAAAAATTTAAAACATAATCTAAATCTTCACCGAACAATTGACCAAGCCTAACGAATTCTATCTCATTTTCTAAAAAACCGACAGTTATCGGAAACGCTGTTCGTTGGGTTAATTGATATATTGCATTTTTTTCTGAATCTGTTACAGCCTCAACGAAATATAAATTGTAATTATTAATATATTCTATTTCTTTTTTATAAGCTTCACATATTTCACACGTATCATTGGTAATAACATATACACCGTGTTTAATACCTAACAAAAATGATTCTGCTGATTTTCTTTGATCGTCGAACATATTACTCCAAATTCATTATTTCTATTAATGCTGCTGCTATTTGTAAATCAGGCATAGTCGTGGTTGCACATTGAGATTCATATTGTGCTAATATCAAAATAGCCTGACCTTTTTTGGCCATATTTGGTACATATGATTCAAGGATAAATGAAAATACATCAGTATAACAAAAACCGTTTGAATTAATGTAATTTCTAGCAGCTGTAATATTTTTGGCTTTTATATATTCCGCTAATTCTGTATCAACTGCTTTAAAAGACAAAATACCAGAATCAATTTTACCGTACAATGCTGCATATTTTTGCAAAACTGAAATCATTTTTCGTAATGATGGATATAAACTTTCAACAAGTTTAGGCAAAATCCCAGCATCGTACTCGATTTTTTCATTTTTAAGAATACCAGCCAATCTGGAAACCATTTTTTCAGTCAGGGTATTTATATATTCCTTTTTCATCAAGTTAAAGTCAAAAAAGTTCGTTCTACCTTCTTGTAAAGCTGGAATAATTTTAGAAATGTAATTACAAGTTAAAATGAAACGACAATTAGCTGAATATTGTTCAATGTAACCACGTAAAGCACGTTGAAATGGTTCTGTTAATCCATCAGCTTCATCCAAGATTACAATTTTCTTTCGTTTATCAAACGATTTAGCTGACGCATATTCAGCAATCTGTTCTCTAGCTACCGCGATACCATTATCACTAGATGCATTTATATACAAATAGTCAGCCTCTAGGTCCTCGGCCAAAGCTTTTGCCAATGTAGTTTTACCTGTTCCTGGTGTATTCGAACATAATAATAGATTTAAACATTCTTTAGACTCAATCATTTTTGAAAAATATCTATGATATTCTAAAGGCATGATTATATCTTTAACATGTTGTGGTCTATATTTTTCTACCCAAAGAGAATTTTTTATATTTATCATTATTTTTTACCTAATCTCCTACGTTCCGTTCGGTTAAACTTTCTTAAAATAGGATTACCCATTTCTCTATCAAAAACTTCTTTATCAAAAATACATTTACATGGTATAGGTTCTTTTGTATCTGAACGCCTACCAATCCATCCACGACCATAACATTTTTTACAACTTCTATTAGGTGGTTTAATTTTAATGCTCAATGCTTCAGCTGTCGCTTTAATAACATCATAAGGATTATCTAAAAATTCTTCCAAAGATTCCTTGATATCGGATTCTTTCGAAATATCTTTATTGTTATTGTCTAATTCTTCTATTTCTTCATCTAAAAGATTTTTATTTACGTTCATATTATTAGAAATATGCATATTATGCACGCTCCATTAAATAAAAATTAATATCCATTTCGTCTTCCCTGATTTGGTGAAAATGTACTAAACCTTCCTTGTCAATATTCACTTCATAATTAGCAACAGGCATTAATTCTATTCCTGTCGGCAAAACCGTAAGTTTGAAAGGTGTTTCTGCTTCTACTTCATTAGGGTAAGACTGTTCGAAATTATCATATCGTTTAGGATTTGATAAAGCTATATTACAAATGTCACCATTTACAATAAATTTAATGTCACTAGCTTCAATCAAATTAGTCATCTTTTTTAATTGTTGAATTTGCCCAATTGATAATTTAATGGCTGTATCTTTATTTCCTGAGGAAATACTTTTAAAACACGGTTTACGCATAACATCAATAAAACCTAATTTATGTGTTATTTTTGATTGAATAGTTGAACTGTTAATATAAATATATTCCGGTTGACCGTCGATATCTTGACTAGTCTTAATAAATGGTTGACTTTCTTTGGTAATATATGTATTTAAATATTGATTCATTTTTTTAAAACTTATAATACCCATTTCGTCACCTTTAAAATTAAAGTATTTGACGGGAGCATCGATCGTATATAAAATATGGGTTTTATCATCATTTCCTTTAATATTGATGAATTTTTTATCTTCTGATTTTTTAATAATTACTTCATCATTTATATTTGAAATAGAAGATAAAACATCAATGAAAGACATCTCATATTTTAAATCATGTATAGCATTTTGTTCATTTTTCATTTTTGTAAATTTATTCTCCATTGGGATTATTATATTTTATTAATTAAAATATAATAATTATAAATCTAATTATTTTTCGTATATTCCACCAGCTTCTTGTCTTTTAAAATTTTCGGCATTTTTAATATAATAAAAATTCCAGATATCTTCAGTCGACATGTTCAAATATATGAACATTTTCATAAAATTAATAATAGAAGAATTAATCAAAATATTAAGCAAATCATCATTTTCTTTATATACTTCGTACGTTTTCCATTTTTTATAACTTGTATTTTGTACTATTTGGCCTACTGATACTACGTATGACCCTATTAAACTAAATAACGAATCGTCATTCTTACCCAAATTTGATGCTGAATTATAATAATACTCTAGAGTTGATTCTGGTTTAATTCCTAAAAATAGAAATTGGTTTAATAAAAAATGCCACGCATCAATTAATTCAAATTTACTAGCATCAGTAATAATCAACTTTTCTGTATTATTTTTATTGTCCAAAGATATTTGTTCAGCTAATTCATACAATTCAGTTATAATAGATAATACATAATAGCCGGATTCGATTGCTCGTTGCGGCTTATCTAGATTAACATCATCAGGCGACAAACAATTTTGTCTTTTATTTGCTAACGCGATCTGCAAACTTTTTTGCATATCAAACATAATATCTAAACATTTTTCAGGATTATATGTTTTTTGAATCATTTTATTTCCTTTTATTAATTTATTTTAAATATAATAAAATATTTAATTTGTGAATTTTTAATTTTAATTTTAAAGTTTAACTACATCTATGCCATTTTCAACAAGTAGATCTAAACCTAAACTACCATTACGATCATATATCTCTTTATAATATACTCGTCTAATTCCTGATGATATTATCATTTTGGCACAATTTATACATGGGCTAATTGAAATAATTAATTCATGATCATCGACAATTAAACCCGAACGTAATGCAAACATTAAGGTATTTACTTCCGCATGTATTTCGTTATTTTCTGAAAAAACATGGTGTTCATTATACCATTCCTCCGAAGTAACTATTTTTCCATCTATCGAATGAATATTTTGTTTTTCATCATGTTTAAAAATATCATTGCAATGTTTTTTTCCAGATGCTACACCATTAAATCCAACCGATACAACTCTTCCATCTTTGACTAATAATGCTGCGACTTTTAATCTAGCACAGGTTGATAATTTTTCATATTCATTTAATATATTTTTATAAAGTTTTTTATATTTTTTGTTCACGATATTAAT